GAGCAACTTCGTTTCCCGTTCAGGAAAAGAAGAGCGCAATTTACCAACGAAACTGGAGAACGTTTCTACTCTTAGTGCGTTGCTTGATGGAGCTAATCCTGATATTCAAATGACAAGGTCATTGACAAGGTTCTTTAAGAAGAACACGTCGATCATGTCGAATAAGGATGATGCCACCTCTGGCGCACAAGGACTAAGTAGTAAATTCACCGGGCCTATGATAGGAAGCTCCCTTCCGTCTGCTCGTTCAGCAGATGTTAAAAAGAAGCTAGTTCTATCTCTCAATGTTTTGATTGACTATGCCAAACTTTACGGCTTTCGCACGGATTCGTTCGATGCAGAGTCGACCCTCGCTCACTGGCAGATATGCTCAGTAGAGTGTGGGTGGATCAAGTTCTTAAAGTATAAGCTAGCCGCTTACATGGCTCACCATTTGGAGGGACCCCTCCCCGAGAAACCTTTCTCGGCGGAGGATCATCCCAATCAGCTCGCAGGAGGGACTCTCGGTAGATTCTTTCGCTTAATTGCGGAGAGTGACCAAGCTCGGTCTTTTGCAGTAGGCATCCTTTTTACAAAGAAGGGGATGCCTCGTCCTGGAGATGATGCCCTTGAACAGGCGATAGTGACAACCAAGCAAGTTTTGACTACAGTTAAGTCTACACCGCTTTCCCCATTCTCCTCAAAGGCCGTAATAGCCGAGGAAGTAAGGCGAACGTGTAGGGAGGTTTTTACGCGAAGGATATCCCCTTCAGACCTCTATCATCCGTACACACCATCTGTGAAAGCCAATTATGTCGACTCGCGTAGCAAGTTCGGCACTCTGGGCACGCTGATGGATGAGAGTATATTGATGAATCGCGTACACCCCAGTGCGGCCGCTAAGCTGTACCGGGATGCTGTAGTTATGGATCAGAATGATGATGAGATTAGTGATGAAAGATTCGTGCATGTAAAGGTAAGACCTGGTTTTCGTGAACAGGTCGAAGTCGCGTACCGTGAGGTGTACGACAACGTGCGCGGACGTGCGAGTAGTGAAGAGGCCAACGTCAAGTTGGTCGCCTTACCAGAGGCACTTAAGGTCAGGGTCATATCCAAAGGTCCTCCCCTTACTTACTTTACGCTTAAGCCAGTACAGAAATTTCTTCTTCGCCAGATGCGGGAGCTCCGGGCTTTCAAGTTGGTTGGAGAAACAGTGACTCCAGAGTTCCTCCAAGAGGTTCTCGGGAAGTCGTCCGGTGCGTTTCACTCTCTAGATTATCAGAGTGCGACGGACCTTTTGGACCCGGATATTTCCGGAGTTGCTGTAGATGAGATTTGTGATACTGTAGGTATGCCGCCAGACATTAGGGAGCTTTTTCATAAAGCTCTCACCGGTCATCTGGTTGAGGACACCCCTCAGGTTTGGGGTCAACTCATGGGTTCAATTGTGTCTTTTATAGTCCTTTGTGTTGTAAACCTTAGTGTTATCCGACACGCCTTCGAAATTAGTGAACTCACTCGGGTCTCTGTTGTTGAGATCCCAGCTGTGGTGAATGGTGACGATGGTCTTGTGCGAGCTTCGCGCAAGTTTTCTGGTGTTTGGGAGTCGGTGGCCCGTGTGGTCGGCCTGATTCCTTCCGTTGGAAAAGTGTACACTGACGATGTTTATGCTAATATCAATTCTACTTCGTACGATTACAGACTTGGAAAGTTTGTTCTCATACCCTATCCGAACATGGGCCTTATTATGGGGCTTGGTCGTTCCGGTGTGGCTAAAGCAAGTATTACTGATACGGTACACGATTATAATAATCCCTTTGTCAAGTCATTGGGAGCGCGTCATCATGCTCTGATCGAGTCCTGTCCTGAAGCCCTCCGGCTGAAGGTTCATGAGCTCTTCCTGAGGCATAACGCCGACACTCTGAAAACAACACGCGTACCCTGGTATATCCCTGAAGAGTTGGGTGGAGTTGGGTTAAAACCTCTAATTGATTACAGTTACGGCAGTACTGGCGATTTGGACGATATTGTTCGGCGCTATGCTGTTACTTCAACTGGTCATATTTGTGGACCTTCTCGTCTTGACGTTGGAATTGCGTGGTCCTTCATGGATTATCGCGGTTCTTTCGGAGTTCGTAAGGTACCTTCTTCGCAGCCGATTCAGGCTAGACCAGTCTGGCAACATCCTATCCGAGATATTCTTCCTCGGGGGGTGAGCATGGTTATGAGTGAGTCCGACCAGTCCTTCATGGATTTGTCTGCTTATTACATGACACCATCACTAGTGGCGACGGAACTGGGTGACTCTACTCGTTTTGAGGTCATTCGTCGCAACGAACGCGCTTGGGAGTCCAAATTGGGTCTGATGAGTGATTACTCTTCCTCTGGAGGAGAATTGTTCCTGGATTCTGTTCGAGATTCGCGCAGCACTAAACCAACGGGCGTAAAGCCTATCCGCCTTGTAGGCGCAGATTTAGTTACTCATCAACCTCTTTATGAGCGTGGGGATTAGATCGACAGCGGGGGTAGCCCCCCTGTTCCAAGGATACCCGATTACGGGATCGATAGAACGTCGGCATGTGTACTGTTTTTTTATGGGAAGGTCTGGAA